CTAGACCTCTTTCACCACCAGTCTCTTTTTATGATCAATCCGAGCAAATTTAAAGTTTTTAAAACTTCTCTTGTTACGTGGGTAAAAGGCAGCAATAACCGCCCCTTCTAAACCGTCATTTTGACTAGCTCTGCTTGGTAAAAACAAAAATAATATTCCTAAAAATATAAAAAGGGTAACTAAAATTCTCATATGCATTAGAAAGCATCCTTCAAGATTATTGAGAGTTTTACCAATCTTGGGAGCGCTTATACATTATATAGATAGAGAATAGGAAGCTTTAAATTGTTACTTCCGTCATTTAACATGCAGCCTCATAAGACTGCACATTTGTATAAAAATATATTCTTAAGCTTCAGTAACCTGAGTCGCTGTTACCCCTGACATAAGAGGCAGATTATAGCGATGCTCAGCCGGTCGTGAAGTTTTGCCATACCAGCGAAATTCCTGAAATTCGGATTCGGCATACAGTGCATAGCAGACCATATTAGACTGGTTACCGCCCAGACAAACCAGCTTACCAGTTCTCTGGTCACGTCCAACCACAAAGCACACATGGCCACCACCCTTTCGGGTTTTCACTGCCACACACCCATACGTCGGTTTATATAGACGTGCACCATAATTTACATAATCTAGTGCACGGTACCAGTGTTTTGGATAAGCTATTCCAGCCTGTTTTAAGCACCACGCAATAAAAGTGCCGCACCACGCTGTCTCATCTTCAACCCACCACGCTTTAAGACTCTTCAGCCATTTTAGAATAGTCGGGTTATGGGCTGTCTTGCTGGTATTCTCACGTAAACCAATGTGCTTTTTAGCTTCAATGATCCAGGGTAAATCATTACTTTGGGTAACCTGTGGAGTAGCAACCAGCAGCGTATTAATACCTGTCAACTGTGGACCTTCAGCAAGTTCCGGTTGTGCAAATTTTTTACCGATATGAGCCAAGCCTGGCAATACCAGGCATGTGATAATAAAATGGTACTGCAAAGGAATAATGTGATAATCCAGTGCCCATTGCAGTACAAAGAGCAGCAATGAAATGACCGCGCCCAGATAGGGTAGTTTTACCGCAAGATATCTCAATGCATTTTCATTTATTAAAATCATTTTCCACTCCAGTGAGTTACTTTGTTTTTTAACCAGCTTTCGATAAATGAACTGCCCATAATTCCTAAGGCCGTTGCGATGGCAATGAGTGCCAGTGGATGAATATCGGGAATCTGTAGCAGTACACCTCCTGCCAGTACTGAAGATGCTGATCCCAGAATGGAACGGCCCAATACCAGCCGTGTTGTCAGCTTTTCATCTGATGCCAGCAGTTTGGCCAAGCCAATAACTGCGCCGATAAAAACCAGCATCAGGACGGTTTTTTCATGCTCCTGCATGAGCTCTCCCTCATTTTTTAGATATAAAAAAAGCACCCCGTAGGGTGCTTAAACTGTTTTAGCTTTCTTAAATTTCTATCTGTAACACCCTGCCTTCAGGCGCTGGACGCTTGATCTCGTTGTTAGATACAAATACCCGGGTACCGGTGGAGTATTTGGTACTACTGGTGCACAGGACCAATCCGCTACCATCGACCACTAAAACTTTATAATTGGGATGATCTGCTGAGGTAATGGTGCCAATGAACTCTGGAGCTTTCGGCAGTAGGTCGATTAAACGTTGTAATGGATTACTCACGATTGATGCTCTCCACTTTAATACTCTGGTTAATCACCGCATGATTAAATGACACGTTCACCACATCAATGATGCCCCACCATTCAGCATTAAATGCCACTAAATCACCAGGTACACATTCACTCACATCCGGACCAATCGGCATCAGCAGATGATGTGTTTCGACCAGACCTGACTTGGCCAGAACTGCTTTGCCATATGCTCCCATGCTTTCAACGGTAAACAGTGGACTGTTCGCTGTTTCCAGCAAAGTATCACCTGCAGTGCCAGTACGCTTAATCTGGCCACTTAAGCCAGAGCGGTCATTAGTTAACGTGATGCCGTTATAATCAGGATAAGGCTCATAATCGGTAGACTGCTCTGTGACCAAGCTTTCAGGGATCAGCCGGTCATATTCTTCAACCGTGATTGAATCCCAGAATGTTTTTTTATATTTCGGCTTAACTGTGATGGTATTGCTGCCCTTCTCGCTGTAGACAAAACCTCCTGCACTCTCAGCAATCATTTTGATTACAGCAATGGGGGTCATGTTGGAATAGCTCAGACTGCCCGCTGGTACGATCCAGCTCAGCTCATCAATCAGCTCCCACTGCAGTGTTGTTGAGCTGTTGACCCGATCCAGTTCAGCCTGACAGAGCTGCCGTGCGGTCCTTTCATTCTCCTGGGTAAATGACCGGGTTGGAGAATATGGCGCATCAAGTAAAGCGGACTGGCTGCGACCGCTTAATGTATAAGTGATTTCGGCAAATCGACGTGAGCGACTACGGTTTTCAAGCAGCATGTGGTGCTCGGTACCATTCACCATGATTTTTAAAATCACAGGCTTACCATTAACCGCTTCAAGCTTTGGTATTTCAGATGCGGGTACGTTCAGGCTATATGACCAACACCAGCGGCTGCGATCTGTACTATAACTGCCATCGTAGACCAAAATGTTCTGGCCATTGTCCAGACGGCTTACGGATAATTCATTCACGATATACCACCAGTTTTTTGGCGGCAGTCCTGGAATACAGTCATCCGCGCCAAAGTTTAAAATAAGGTTATGTGGATCTGGCTCACTGCACAAGCAAGTAAAGTTCAGGTCAGTACTGCCTACGTATTCAGGGAGTTCCGGCTGTGGCCAGGGTTGAACCGGATGCTTGCGGTAATGCATGGCTTTGGCTTTATCCCAGGCAATGCTAGTGGTCGTGATCAGTTCAAGACCTTTATCCCACTCGAATGTAAAATGCTTTTCAAAGACGTGGGCTACTTGATGCGAATAAGTAAAATTCTTGCGCTTCCGTACCAGCTCCTCCCAATCTGAAATACGGTTGATCCTAAGCTTACTGCTCTCTTCAAATACCAAGGTTCGAGTTTTAGTTAATCGCTTATTTTCCTGCCAGACAAAATCAGCAGAGCTGACCAGCCCGGTACTTTCTTCATGCTGTAGCTGAACTGAACGATACAGCAAGGCAGCCTTTTCAAAGCCCAGTAATGCCTGATTACTCAGGCTTAAACTGTGCTCAAAATAAAAGGCGCTGTGATGCGCCTGTAAAACTGGTTTAGCCCAAGGGATTTCAATCACACTTAAGCAAGGCAAAGCTCCCTGATATCCAGCTATGAGATAAGCCTCAATGCCACGGATAAAGTTGATATCGAAAATTGCTTCAATCCCAGTTTTGAAACTGGTATCCGGAACTGAATCAATAACACATCGATTTTCGCTATAGCCGGCCTGCAGCTCAAAACTAAAACCTGTATCCAGAGCAGTATTAAGCTCTGCATCAAGATCAAGATTTTCTTTAAACTCGGCAGCAAGTTCGAGTGTAAATTGTGTTTCCAGCAGGGTATCAATACTGATTGCTACAACATCACTGTCCCAGCCGAAATTTAATTCAGTTGAACCGGTCCATGGCTGGGTGAAGTCCAGCACAATGCCAGAATCGACAGGTTGTTCCGGCTCCTGATCAGCAAAGAGAGCTGTTGCTTCAACGATAAAAGCAGTCTCTAAAACTGAATCTACTTCCTCAACCAGATCTGCCTCGGATAAGGCTCGAGCCGTTAGCTCAACATTAATTTCTGTGTCTAGCAGTGTTTCAATGCTTGCAGTATCGGTACCTGTGTCCGTATGGACTGCAGTGACTTCAAATGAGGACTCAGTAATTAAAACAGTATCGATAACTGCAGATATATCGTCCCCAAAATTAAGACTGGTGCTCCCATCGGCCTGATGTTCAAAGTTAAGAACAATGTGATGGCTATCAGTATTGTCCGCTTTAAATTCCAGATTTAAATTGTGGGCATCCGTGGTCCCCAGCTTGTTTTTAAAATCCACATGAGCACCTCAGATTATGGTTTAAGCTTGATGGACTGAATAGTTAAGGTACCCCCAATGACCAGATTGGTATTGGCCAGACTGATATCTGTCCCTATAGTCAGATCTGCTGCAGCTTCCCCGGCACCGTTATAGATCCGCGCCCAGCTTGCCGTACCTGTTTTAATGACCGTTGCTGTATCAGAGGGCTGTAATTCAATATAAGCTGCCGTAGTTTCTTTAATACAGGGCTCTGGCAGAGTCACCGTGACCAGCATCTTGGATGTATCGGCAGCAACAGCCGGACTTTCTGGCTGCTCACCCTCATAAAAAATAACGGTAGCACTCTGGCTACCGTTATCTAAAAAGCTGGCAAAGGCTTGAATCATGGCAAGCTTTGCCTTAACTGATGTTTTACTCATTTTGGCACCACGTTATCTTGAATGACGGCATTGAATTGCTGGTTCTTGTCAAAAGCCACAATAAACATCTTTAAGTCTGTGTTTAGTCCTAAAACCTGATAATTACCATCGGCATCAGGCTTGCGGATGGCAATTGGTAATAAATTAGCTTTGTTGTACACCACCACTGTTGCATTTTGATATTTGGCACCCAGTTTTTTAACCGAGCCTTTGATACTAGCTACTGTATTACTTGAACCAAAGCCAATATCTTGCAGCAAGCTTCTGCTGGGCATTACTTTTCGAGAGAAGGGCTTCATATGAGCTCTCCTAGATAAAAATAGATACCACAAGAACCTGACTGGTTGTTCTCGCTCTGTCGTAGATTCTCTTTGACATACATTGCATTATCAGAAAAAACAGGCGTTGTATGTGAGCTACCAATTGGCTTGCCCATATAATAAATATGCTTTAGTGATCCTCTAATTCTCTTGCTATCATCAAAAAAAGGGATTTCTAATGCTGGAATAGTAGTCCCATCATATATGGAGGTATATCCACTAAAATAATCGGGCACGATAGGTGTCGCTACTCTATGCGCTGCAATACTATGTTCGGCTGATGTGACTAGAAAGTTATGGCTAATACTGTTTAGTACCAATACTGAGCCACCAGTAACATAGCCAAATTGAAAATTAGTGTTTGCTGCAACATTTGGCTGTGCTGCAAATAAAAACCATGGTGCGTCCAAGCTCATGTTATCATTATATAAACCGCAGCCCCATAATTGTTTTTGCACTTGGTTGTGAGCAGCAGGTGCGCAATAAAAAGTGTCTTTGTCACCACACAAAGTAAATGCTGCATTAAAAGCGCCTGGTGCTATTTGCTCCTGGATATGATCGTTATTCATATAGCCAACACTCCAATACCATTTGCTCCAACCTCTCAGCACCCCTGTACCTGTACCACTGATTTTCCAGTTTTTTGCTGGATCTGTAGAGTCATAAGGCAGTTGTAACATATCGGGATTTTTATAGTCATCAATATGATCCATATGTTCAAGCAGACCCACCATGGCATATTTAGCATACGCTGAGTTATAGCTATTCACCCCATCCGAGATGGTTTCATCAACACGAATAAACGGATGCTGTGCAGTTGGATTTTTCGAACGATAGACCCGTTTAACATCATTTGGATCTCGAAAAACAATCTCATAGCCAAGTGAAGCCAGCTTTGCAGTACCTGTAGTGGTAATTGTCTGCCCCTTCAACTCTGCTTTAAGGATGAGAGTTTTTGAATCAGGTGTGCCCTTGATGCGATATTTCCCATTGATACTGGCGGGTACAAACCCTTGCAGTTCGATCACCTGAAATAGCAACGCCTTGTGTTCTGCATACAGGCTTAAATTGAGATCACCCTGTGCATCGATTGTAGCTGAAGTAATTGCAGTTAAAGGCAGACCATTGACCAGACAGGTATCCAGTAACCGGATCAGATCTCCCCAGTTATTACTTAGTACCAGACCGTTTAAATGACTAAAAAACTGAACATCGACATCTGTCGTCATATAATTGATTCCATAAAAAAAGACCACACAAGGCGGTCTATAGAAAAAAGATACTTGATTAATCTGCATGCTTAAGTGATAGCAAGAAGAATACACAATCATTATTACTTTAGGTCAAAGTTAGACTTCACGATCAATATCACCACGCAACATGATCTGGAACTGATCTGATAGCACTGTCGGTTCGGACTGCTTTACGGTGCGAATCACCCAAACCGGGAAGGTTGCAGCCACTGTGTTAAAGCGCAGCACGTTACCACTCACCCAGCCCTGCCCCCAGCCTTCTTTTTTAATAATGAAGTACGGCACACCGGTCACCGGATTAATTGGGGCATAGTCTATGTTGATAGTTCCTGTTCCAATCTGTCCCGAGTATTCACCCACACAGCGAAACGATTGATCTCCAGTAAAAACCAGCGCCCAGCGTTCCTGAATTGCACCATTATTCGTGACTTCAATCGGATACAGGGCGTCATTATAGTTCGCAGAAATTGCACCTTCTGACGGTTCATCCTGCCAGATGCTGTTCCAGGTCTGTTGTACAAATTTCCCGGTAGAGCGGGCCTGCATATCTCCGATCACCAGCGCCGAACCGACAATGGTGTTCTCAGCATCGTAGTTATGCGTTAAAGGTTTGGTAAAGGTGAGCTGGCCATTGATCTGCACATCACGGATCAGCAGCATGTCCTGATAGCGATATTTCATCGTCAATGGTGCGGTCAGTGCATTTAACGCAAAATCACCGCCCAGAGTAAACTTGCCATAGTCATAGTCCACGCTGTACATATCGAATGGGACTTTTACCCCGTCGGCATCTTCCAGCTCGGCCCATGAAATGCGCTGATCTGGCAACTCATAAATCTGGCCAGCCACATAATCCGGCAGTTCAAAGGCCTTGCTTGAGCTGATAATAGCAATATCACCAACCCGATAAATCGGTACCCGGCCATCGAGTGGCAGACGCGTAGCAGACAAGCCCAGAATCTCGGCATCCAGCGGGATATATGTATAAGCCACCGCATTATAACGGACTGATTCCGGAGCGACCCATACCGGTATATTGATATAAGTTTCAGTGCCTTCCTGATACTCCAGTAATAGGTCATACCAGGGTTCACTCTCCAGCCCAGGACGGTTAGCCTCAGTAATCTTGGTTTTAGTGTAGAAAAACAGATCCACAAAACCGGTATCGTAATTAATCTGGCCATGTGCACAGCTGGTTTCAATGATGCCATCGTCATCAGCCTGCAATGTCAGCTGCCCAAAGTCCAGTGTGGCGACGACGACTGTTAATGAACCGGGACGCAGCGGACTGACCGGTGTTCTAAAGCTAATACGGTTGACCGGAGGCATATCTGTGGTGGTGGTTAAAGACTGTAGCGTCAGACGGTTATCGGTATTTGGTGTCCAGCTGTCGATTTCAACCTTGCCGGTACCATACTGAATAATGCCCGATGCAATTGCGCTGTTGTTTGTTGGGTCCGGGTTGCGATAAATTGTACCGTCGCGGTCCACAAAAGTATCTGTGCCAAGATTGAAGCGAACTGATTTTGTCAGGATCTGCTCATCAAAACCCTGGGTTAAATCAAAGCGCAGCTTGTTACCGGTAATCTGTTTAACCCCGGCACTTACGCCTGAAGTATCCCGGTATTTCACGCTAATACTGGTCGCCCGGTATGCCCCGAGCTGCACTACTTCTTCCTTAATTTGAGAAGTGGCGGGTAAATAAAATGACATATTTATGCTGCTCCATAAACCGCAGTTGGTATATAGGATTTGGTGAAAACTGAGCTGGTCGCTTCAGGAATAATTTCTACCGCACCTGTTGCATAGGTAATGGTGCCCTGTACCTTGCTCTGACTATTGACCAGATTGCCAACCTCTGCATTCACCGGAATATCAGTTAAAACTACTGTACCGATGACTGAGCCGATTTGATCAGCAACCGGTACAGTTAACTCAACACTATTGGGTTGTATTGCAGCACCTGAACCAATGGTAAATTTCAGCTTTTGATCAGTTGGCATGACATTTTCAACAGTCTGATCAAGCGGTACGCCATAGCTATAGTTGATAGTAAAGACCGTATTTTTCTGCGGCAGTTTATTCGGTACCAGCCGGCCTTGACCGGTGGCATAGTTAAAGGTACCGGTGGCATCGCCACTAAACTGGCCCAGCGTATTCGTAGTTGCAGTTTTCTGTTCGCCTTCCAGCAACCATTTCACTGTCACGCTGCCTGAGGCTATTCCTGCCTGCTGCAAATCAAACTCGAATGCTGCCGGTTCAACCGCAAGACCTGAGCGTATGAACGTAGCCAGCGGTGTACCCCACAGCAACAGAATCGGTGTATTCACATCCGGTAAAGCGCCCGTCGTAATAGACCAGGAACCAGTCTCATAGTTGACTGCGCCAGAGCCAAACGAAGTACTTGCACCTTTTAATTGCCCCGAACCATCATCTTTCAGTTCATAAAACTTGCCCTGTGACATATAAGAAACTGAAAGGCTGCCCGGCGCAGGTGGTGGTACCAGTACACCGGTCCAGTTGGCACTCTGGTTTTGTTGAGTAACGGGCCGGGTTTCAGACTGGAAGTACTGGTTGGGTGCTGAAGCAGGCTTAAAGGTAATGCTTAAGTTTGCAGATCCTGCACCTGCAGCTTGCGTCCACTGGATCAGCCCGCGTTGGTAATCAATTGTTCCAACCTGGGTACCAGAAGTGTTTTTAAGCAGTCCGCCCTGATCAGTGATCTGCTGTCCAAACAGGTTAAACGAGACACTCGATGGCATGACAGATGAGCCGATATATAGGTTCTGAGCGGTACCAATGGTGGTCAAGTAAGTTGCAGTAATAGCAGCAGTGTTACCCGGTACCAGTACCATACTTTCCCCAGCCGCGTTTACATCCACAATTGGTGTTTCAGTCTGGGCAGATGGGACCAGCTGGGCAAAGATACTTTCCGCATTTACAGTAAACTCACCGACTTTGGCAGCAGACTTGAGATTGCTGGATGCATAATACTTACCGGTATCGGCTACGATAGTATCCCGTAAAATCGTTTCGGACTTTTCGCCGCTATACCATTGTCTTGCAGAGAGTCCGACATAATCCTGATCGAGTGGATCATTGATACTGTAGGTGGCAATTTTATATTCAACTTCCTTCCCATCGATGACCATCTTGGCAATACGGATCTCAACTTTGGTGATGCGAACATATTGCTCATGCTGCAGAGCCTGGCCTTCTTTTGAGACCAGTACCAGCGTACTGCCCACCGAGCTTTCGACTTCACTCAGAAACATCGCCACCTGCAGGGTTTTCATACCGGCATAATGTGTATCCAGTGGACTCCCTGCTGCCTGTCCACCCTTGGCCAGATAGTTTTCAATCCGGTTCTGGGCAGACTTGCGCTCATCAATCCACGACTTTGTACTAAACAGCAAAGCTGAGACATTGGGGTCTTTCGGATTTTCCGAGATAAAGACCGTAGCCCCCATAAGCAAATCTGTATCATTCGTTGTCACGGCGGGGAACAGTTTACGCAGTGACACATCACCCATGGTGCGGTCCAGCTCACTCACATCATTAAACAGGTTATTGCTCTGGCCATCTTCAATAATCTGGCCAGAGTACTTACCGCCCCCATCTTCTGTATCGCTCAGGCGTTCGGACTTATAGAGCACCAGATTTTTAGTTTCAATTGCCACTATATAGCTCCCCCACTTCAATAAAGCGTAAAGTCACGTTGTAATAGTCATCGTCAGATACAGATGGAATTCCCTTCACTGGAGCAGCTTCCAAAGCCCCGGCTTCATGGTTAAAAATCACATGAAATTCACGTCTGTCGTGCTGATACTCAAAAGCCAGAATGAATTGTTCAGATAAAGCAGACCAGGCTTGAACCGTGCGTAAATCACGGCGTTTGATCCAGCCCATAGCGTTATCTGCCGGTTGCAGCACAATTGAACGACCTGCTTTTTTACGGCCCTCCTGGATAATTAGAGAACCATCAATAGCCCGACTCTGTTTCTGCTCGATGGGCTTCCATTCAAATTCATCAGACCATAAAAAACCGTCCTCAAGCGGGACGGTTTCTGATGTAGACACTCGTATTAATTTCATTAGCTACTCTTTTTTATCCTTTCCAGTTCAGTCAGGAAATCATTAAAACTGCCCTGATTAGCCTCATCCACAGGGACATTAATTGTGCGGCCATTAATAGAGATCTGGTTGATGACAGTACGTGAAGGCTCAGCAGTTGGAGTGCTGGTTTTAGGATAGCTCACGTCCGGGGCCAGATTGTTTACATTGACTCTGGAACCAGTACTGCCCGACTTGCCTGCATACTCTTCCAGCTTTTCCAGCTGCTCGGCAATGAACATGTAGTTGCCGGTCTGTTTCTGGTTGTCGTATGCAGAGACACCATAACGCGCAGCATATTCATGAGAGGCTGAACGGTAATAACCACCTGCTCCTTGCTGTGCAGTCTGGAACAGTTCTTTAGCCTTTTGCCGGGCATTACCGCTATATCCCATTTCAGTCAGCTGCTGCTCAATCTCATCAACTGAATAACCGTTTTTAGCCATGACTCCAGTTTTAGAGGCTTTAAGCTTGCCCTGCATGGCAGTAAGCGCTTCTGACCAGGCTTCAGTAGAAGACTTGGCCTCCTCTCTTGCCACCCGTCCAGCTTCACGGTAGCCATCCTTAATACCTCGTGCAGAATTTTCAATCTGGATATTCGCCTTGACCCATTCCGAAGCCGTCTGAACCACTGCTTTACCAGTATCATCAATCTGCACCTGTAACCCATGACTTGCTGCTTTTGCCTGAACAGCTGCAATCTGGGCCTTATCTCCTGTTGCCAGTGCGGCATTTAACATCTGAATATAAGCCTGCTTAATACCTTCAGCAGTTGCCTGCCCGCTTTTACTGATAACTTCAAAACTTTTCTGGGCACTCACTGCAGCGCCATTTAATTGCTCTTTAGTTTGAATACCTAAAGCGGCAAATGCGGCTTGTACAGGATTAAGTACAGCAGGGAGCTGCCGGGCCTTTTCCTCAACTTTACTCAAGCCCGAGGCTACCTGATCACCTGCTACCAATCCCTGTTTGCCAAAAGCAATTAGAGAGCTCTTGGCATAGTCCAGTTCGGCACGAGTCTGGGCGGTATCAATTGCTTTATTTAAATTAGCTGAAAGTGCCAGTCCGGTATCAATACCCTGAGCTTTATAAGCTTCAAGATTACTAACGACCAGCTGTACATCATTGCTGGCAGATTGAAATGCAGCTGAGAAACGACCTTGAAGCTGTTCTGTACTTAGACCGGTACGATCTAATGCCGCCTTCATTACAGCTTCAGTTATCTGAGCATTCTTTTCAGCTTCCTTTGACGTTCCTGCAAAAGCAGCTCTGGCATTCGCTTCAAAAACAACCAGGTCCTTACCGTCTAGAGCCTTGCCTAAACTCCCTTGCAATCCTTCGCCCGTAATTTTCCCTTGGTTTTGCAGCAGAATTAAAGCAGTGATTGCGTCATTAATTCCTTTGGTCGAATCAAACTTCATAGCCTGAGAAACTTTCTCTAAGGCTTCTTTAGCGGGTTCGCCCTTTGCAATTAATTCATCAAACTCTGTAATAAGCTTTTTGGATTGTTCGGTCAGCTGATAGGTTTTATCTTTACTCTTCTCGGCAGCTGCAGCATGTTTTTCCTTGGCCGCAGTACTTGCTTCCTGTTTCTTTCGTGACTCCTCCTCAGCTGCTGCCAGATCGCGTTCCTGCTCGGCCAGCGATTTTGTACCTGTTACTCTCGCTACAGTCCAGTCAATAAAATTAGAACCCTGCCGAAGTAACCAATCATCAAGTTTCTGAAAATTATTAATAAGAAGATCACCAGCGATTACAACACCCGCCGCCGCAGCACCATATGCTCCAAACCTGGATAAAACAGAAACCAATCCTGCCTTAAGTCCATTTGTTGCAGCAGTAACCTGCCCAAACACTCCTGCAGCTGCTGTATTTGCAGTTGTGCTTGCATTGGTTGCAACAGCCAGTTCGGTTTTAGCTACTGCCGTAAGATGGGTAGCACGTGTATTGGCTGTATTTGCACCGGTATTTGCAGTCAGTGCTACGGTTTCTGTAGCGATAGCAACTTGTGCAGCCTTCGCTGCATTGGCTTTTTCCAGAAATACTGCTGCCATTCCAATAGCTTTATAAGCGATGAATGCCTGAGCTGCAGCAGTAAGAGTTGTAATAAGTGCATCAAGGTTTTGAGAAACAAATTTTAAGGCTTGGGCTACCTTGGCACTTGCTCCACTCGCTGCATCTGCTTCACCGATATAAATTGTCCAGGCTGTTTTCAGGTTCTCAATAGAAGCGCCAATCGTAGCTGGGAATTTATTAAACTCGGCATTGATTGCTTCACTCTGGCTTAAAATGGCCTTGGTCACTACGGCGGTGGTCAACTGGCCTTGTTCTGCCATACTTCTTAGCTGACCAGTAGTCACACCCAATCCATCGGCCATGGCCTGTGTCAGTCGCGGTGACTGTTCAACCATGGAATTAAACTCATCCCCTCGTAGTACACCTGCTCCTAACGCCTGATTAAGCTGGGTAATTGCAGCTTCATTCGCTTCTGCACTACCACCACCCACCTGAATAGCGCGGTTAATAGTTTCAGTCAGTGCTAAAGCCTGCTCTTGCGGCCACTTCATCTCCTGACCAATTTTAGTCAGCCGTGCAAACAGATCACCGGTAGCCACAAGATTAGAATTGGTTTTTATGGCTACATTTGCAACATCATCCATCGCCTGTTTTAAGTTGGCATTATCACCAATGGCAATCTGGATACGGCCAGATAGCGTTTTATACTGATCAGATACTTGTGCAATTTCCATTGCACTGGTACCAATACCTACTGCAGCCAAAACGCCGGTTAAAGCATTGAAGCTATTTCTTAGGCCTTCAACCTCACTTGCCGCCCGTTGCCCGAAAGTTTCTGTATCCTTAAGCTCATGGTTTGTCTTTTCCAGAGACTGATCCAGATGATCCACCACCGGTACTGCTTGCTGGGTCGCACTCTTAAACTCATTCATTGAGTTTTCAGTCAGGTCCAGAGCCTGCTCCAAGCGTTCAACTTTTTGTTTAGCCTGATTCAGTTCTTCAAGGGAAATATCATGGCTGGCATTTGATAGGGCCTGCCACGCTAATTTAGCCTCGTTCAGTTCTCTTTCTAAGGCATTAATCGCGTTAGAGCCTAATTCACCAATACGCTGAACTTCACGCGTAGATACTGTTGCACCGCTTCCCATTGACTCGATAGCACGAGTTACAGTCTGCGCTTCACCTATTACGCCTGATAGATCTACTGCACTGAACTGTTGTAACTGGTTAATGGTCGATTGGGTGGCATTGTCCACGCCACGCATGGCATTTACAGCAACGTCCTGATAGTAATTAAATGCACTGGATGTTTCTTTAATAGCATCTTCAATACTTAGAACACGCTGCTTGGCGATTTCAATATCTTTTAAGGTACCATCCGTACTTTGCAAACGAACCAATTCAGCCTGAGCGGCTTTTAGTGCTGAGTTAAGCTCATTGAGACCTTGTTCACCAGTGCTCGACATTGAGCGTAGTTCACTAGCACTGATAACCGATTTGTCACCAAGAGCTTCAATTTCCTTGGCCGCTGTAAAGAATTTAGTACCTAATATTTCCGCCAGCTGAATTGTATCACCTGGAATGGCTTCACCGATTTCAAAGCCTGCCTTATTTGCCTTGGTGGCAGTATCCTGAAGTTCGCTTCCTAGATTATTGATTTTGCTAACAGCCTGATCTGCTTTCTTCTGCAAATCATCCGGAACTATTTTTCCAACTTCCTGAGCAGCTTGTTCAGATGCAGCCTTCAGTTTTTCTGATTCCTGTTTTATTGCGGCGTAAAGGGCCTTGGTAACACCCTCTGAATCCTTAATATTTGATACATAGTTTTTAGTATCAGCTTCCATCACAAGTTTAAAGGTTAATTCTTTACCAGCCATGTTCTTACTCGCAATAAAAAACCCACCGAATGGTGGGTTAAATGAAGAAATTAAAAAACTTTTTGAGGTATTTGTTCTTTATGTACAAACTTACTTCAGTGAAAGAACATGTGTGTTCACTTATATCTCTTTCCTCTATGCACTCATGCTCATATCCATCAGATACTGTTTTGCCTGTGTATGAGTGATTGAGATCAAACTGCATCTACAGCCCTCTTGCGGCCTGCTCCAATGCTCAACAGCATGTTCCTGAAATTCTTTATCAAAGATATTAAAAATCTTATTACTAAAACTTTGACAGGATGCCGGGGTATGGTCATCAATGATGGGTGCCCATAATAAGTATCCGGAATTTTTATCTTGGGTATGCTCGCAGATATCCTTAATCCCTAAATAGTTAAAAACAAACATCTGCCTGTTTGCAAACCAGGACCGATAGTCACGACTGTTTTCCAGAAGTGTCCAGTTCACATGAGAACGAATATTATCAGGGACTAAAGCAATAAATCTCTCAGTAAACTTTTTGAATAAGAGTTTATTATCTCTGAGCCTTTCATTATCCAGATGGCTCAGGAGATCCAGTATCTCATGCTTAAAAAACTTTGAGTCGGCACCACATGCCACACCCATATTCACTAACTCTCTCTGCTCGTCACTGCTGAATGAGTTAAACCATTCTTTATAAGCTGCCCTACTTGCTGCTGTTAATACTCTTTTCATGATTAAGCTCAAGTGCACTTTATAATGCCAACCATTCTAATCAGGTATGGTAAATTTAATTATGTGAAATTGTTAATTAATTCACATTTTTTACTCTTTTAGCTTATCAATAAACATTTTTAGCTCTTTTGCGGACGCATGCTGAGCAGATCTCACCACACTGGTCAGTGCCGTAAGCTTGTTCCGGTAATCCTTTTGGGCTGATTTTAAATACTCACTGTAAGCACCATAAGTCATATTCATGATTTCGGTATGAGTATGGCCAGCACTAACCAACAATTGAAACGAATCAAACCAGGTTGAATCATTATCTTTTGTTGCCTGCTTTTTATTACGGTGTTTAGGCTGATCTTCTTTAAAATAAGCACCGTTGACTTGTAATACTGCTGATAAAACTTCTTTAAATTGCTGTTCCGATGTTGTGGCCAGATCGATCAAACTGGTTGCTGGAAGCTTAGTGGCCAAACTACAAATAGACAGCACCTCAATTGAATGAGCTTTAAAAAGTTGAGTCAAAATTTCATCTGAATAATCTTTTTCCTTTAAGAAGCCTTTTACCTTTTCGGCTTGTACCGCCCATTGGTCGAAGTCTTTCATCTGGATCTGGTGAACTTCAACATCATTCACTGTGATAGTGCGATTAGCTGCTAGAAAAAAATCATTCATGATTGAATCTCAAAATAAAGTACAGGAATTAAAAAAGCACCCGAAGGTGCTTTTATTCATTTAATACTAGATTTATCTCTCAGGTTTAAGGCTTAACCTCAGTAACATTGATTGGCTGATCCTTAATTAGTTCTAGAATACCTTCACCATTTTTAAAGTGGATTGATACCCCTTGGCTATTTGCTAAGCGGAGCCCACTTGCTGATACGGCTCGTTTAAGTCGATAAGTTTTACCTGACTGATCACTTAGTTCCGCCGTTTCAAAGTTATCTGTAGTTCTAAGGATATATGTTTGATTATTTGGTCCAATAAACTTCAGTAATTGCTGTTCTTCAGTAATATTGATGATCTGTTTGGGCTTTAAATTTACTGAGGATTTGTCTGTAGTAGTATTTTTAGAAGCCTTAGCCATATTAGAATTACACCCCATTAGAAATACACCTGCTGCTAGCGCCAAGAAGAGATATTTCATACTTATATTCTCCATTTTTAATTTTTGAATTCAACATAGATGCTTAATAGGGCCCATCTTAAAAGTAAAACATCAAAACATCTGTTAATTTTTGATAATTATTCTCATTCTTATTAATATATCTAGTTAATTTGTGAAAAAATAAAGCTTATATTTCATCTTCCTAAATATAGATTATTTATTTTTATTACCTTTTATCTAATTTGTTTAATATAAATCTTTTAGTGAACAGGCACAAAAAAAGACGCTTATGCGCCCCCTGTGCCTGTATTTTGGATTCAGTTACTCAGCTTTAGTATCAAGCTGCTACATTAAAACGATCAATGTGGCCAAACATGCTAAGTTCAGCATCATTTACCTTGGTAATGTCAGCCAGACATTCACCTTCAATATCGTAACTAGAGAAATCTTCATTGATCAGATCAAATTCCGTTTCCGGTGAAAACTCCACACGCCATAAAGTCACGGCAACCTTATCTCCTTTATAGGTATCAACACCTTTAAAGAAGAAGCGGTATTCATTGCCGATATCGTTTGCAATCGCAGTACGTGTTAATTTTCCGGCTTTACCTGACCACTTCACTTCACCAGTCGGTGCAATATTAAAAATCACTGTACCGAATGCCGAGTCGAGTACATAGGTACTGGCATCAATATTTGTATCAGCGCCGTCTTTAAACTTAACTTCTGACAGGTTACGCTCACCCAGATCAATCATGGTCCCAGCTTCAACAGTACCTAGTGAGCGATCAGCAATAGTGCTTGCAGATACTTCAGTAACTTTACCACTCATCACCATGGCAAGATTTTGCTTGGTTACCTCTTCCAGGGTACCGCTTACAGATACTCCTGTCTGTTTGCGTAGTACTGCATCTTTCGTACGAAAACCTGTTTTGGACTCATAGTGATCGGTTGAATCCGAAGTAATTTGAAGCTGCAGGGCTGGCATACTTCCTACCGGAAACATACCTGATACTGCACCATTAATAATTTTAGCCAGGAACAGTTCACCCTGTAACGAAATAACGTCTGGTTTATTTCCCATCTGCTTTTACCTCTTTTGTAGTTTTTGCTGCAGCTGGTTTCGGCTCTTCAGAGGGCTGTTCTACCTCTTTGATCGTACCTGCATCTAATTGCTGTCGGATTTCAGTATCGGTGAGTCCACCCACGAAATCCCCTTTTTTAAACCGGCCTACAGGTTGTAGTGCCGTATATTGTTTTGCTGCCATGACTGGCTCCTAGATAAACATTTTGGATTCAAACACCAGAGTGATATAGACGCATGTTGGAGAGTAGTCCTCTTCAACTGCAATCAGGTTTAAAGGTCGTGCACTTGAAGCAGGCTGCCAACCTGATAATAATTCCAGGACTTGTTGAGTTAGTGCACCAGCACGATCCAGAACTGCAGAGCCATCATTAAGCTGTGCCGAAGCATGACGCTCAACCACCGTAACTTCCCATTGCTGGGCCAGCATGTTCATTGATGACTTTGCAACATCATCCAGCTTTCGGATACGGCGGTAATAGACCTGAGCATTTGGTGTAACCTGTGATAGCTCTGTAACATTTGCAGAGTTGGCCGGGGTATAAATCTTTTTAAGACCTGAAATCCCGTTGAGTTTCTCTGCAATTTCATCGCGCACCGCAAAGAAGTTTTTATCGCTCATCAGTTAAATGCTCCACGATATCATTTAATACATCCTGCTCATCCTGTTCGGTTAAACCCAAAAATGGACGGGCTGGCATATTGATGATGTAAGCCTTACCCGTAGATTCCTGCATGAAGTTAGAACGGGATTTACGGACAAATCTGTTACCCACCGTACCATCACGTCCCTGACGAAAATAGGTACGACGCATTCTGGCTTCATGACGTATTTCACCACCGAAGTGATGAATTGCGCCATAAATCACGTCAGTACCAATTTCTACTCCACTCTGCAGCACGTTATGAGTAATGGAATCCATCAGCCGTGAGGTCTTACGCAAAGTGGTACCGCCTTCACGTTTAACTCGGCCAGACAAATGCCATTTCCCTTCAAGTCCTTCGCCCTGCGTCCATCTATTACGGATATTGCTTACTATTGTTTGGCCAATCGTATCGAACAGTCTCTGTTGCGTTTCTTCAAGACCTGAAAGACGATGGAGTGCTTGCATTACTGCTGACTCGCCATCAGCATCAATCTTTATTACAACACCAGCCATACCTCCTCCTTATTTAAATGAAGGCATCTTGTCTAGCGTTTCATCACCAAACACGCCTCCTACATAACTGGTTCCGATGGGCATTGTGGTGGGCCGGCCCTTAGGCTGATCATCTACAATTTCATTGGTTGCGGTCTGGATCTGTAGGTGTGCTTTCTCGTCCTGTACCCGTTCAAGAAATTTAATTGCATCTTTATAACGGTTACGTACTTCTTCAGTGGGTTGCTGGTAATAAAGCCGGTAACGGGCAATATCACAGGCCATGCGGTTCAGATTACTGGGCACATTGGGAAGAGGTAGAGGATAACGGCCACCGATATAACCGTTAATCTCTTCTGCCGCATCCTGAAGTGCTTCATTGATAGAAGCTGCTGCATCTGCATGCATCAGCTTTAGTTCTTCAATGTCATCAGCAAACCGCTTCACCATGTCTGCTTCTGTTGCGTACATAGATCACCTTACTTGGCTGCATCAGCACCCTGTTCAGCTGGCTTGTCACTGGTCTTAGACTTAGACGCTGACTTGGCCTTTTCAAGCTCAGCCACCTTTGCTTTAAGCTCAGCAATTTCCTGCTCAGCTTTAGCTTTGTCATCTGCTAAGGTTTTATTAGCCATTGTCAGCTCTGCATTAGCCTTTTCAAGCTCAGCCAAACGTGCAGCGGTACCATCTGCTTTAGGCTCTTCCGGCTCCTGATATTCTTCAATAGCCCGAGATGCTAAAAGGGCCTGAAGTTGTTTAGCTTCAAGCCCTTCTATTTCCTGACCTGGACGGAAATGTCCGATCGACTGTCTTGCAATATACTTTGGCATTAAGTTCTCCTTATACGAATCCACGACCACCCACTAAACCGTTCTTGTTATTTGGAACAGCCAGTGGAGAGGATTCAGCGAGTAATTGAATGCTTGAAGGATTCTTTTCTTGCCATTGGCTTAAATAGAACTCTAGAGCCTGACCGAATGCTTCAACGTTTTGCAATGCACAATGTGCGATCCATCCATTAGCATCAGAAATCAGACCAAAGAAATCTTCAGGGATAAAGCGTTCGGTACTCCCCTCCATACTATGCTTAGCGTCATAGGTCCAGATTTCGATATTGTCCACTGTGCCTCGGAATTGTGGCTTATCAGATTGGTCAAAGGTTGGAGTGAGCGGCACACTGATCCCTTTATACGGCGTAATGAATTTCTCATTAAACTCAGGATCTTTAGTTAATGTGTTGTACACCTTAGAAGTGGTTAATGCCATGATTGGTGATGTACCTGAATGTTCAACAGCCAAGTCAATCATCGCCTGAATATCCTTAACCGGTGTGGCTCCTGCTTGTCCCCATTTAATTAGAGGTATGAAGTTACAGGCCGGGTTCCGCTCATAATCCACTTCGTACATCGGGAAATCTGCTGAGGCAAAAGTAGTCTTACCATATAGCAGTACATCACGGGCAATCAGCAGCTTCCGGTTTTCAATAGATTGACGCAGGTACAGAGCCTTTTGTGCCTGGTCGATTAAGAGCAAGTCTGCATCAGACAATCGATTTGAGCCTGTAGCAATCACACCATAACGGCGTAGTTGTGAAATCAGCGCCGTATTTTGTACTTCGCTTGGCATCACCGTCATCATCGGTTTTAAATAAGCCGGTTTCACGAATTTAACGTTACCAGACTCACCTACTTTGATTTGGCGACCAGCTGCTGTCGGAGTGACAAAAGGTGCAAGTGGGGTTGCGGTGTTCAGCTCACCAACAGGAACTTCTTTTTTAGTGTAGGACACACGTTGTGGGAAGAAGCGATCCATTAACCAGGTATCTACCTTTTGAGTAGTGTCGGTCAGCAGCACCAGCTGTGGTACATCCAGCAACTCAATGGGTGCATTTTGAAATGTAAAAGTTTGACTCATGTCTTAGTTCCCCACCACTTTACGAAGTTCGATTTTATTAACCAATGCCTGCGCACGTACTGCATCATATTGAGCAATAGTTAGCGGTGTTCCATTCACTGTGACTACTGCAATATCAAATGCCCCTTGCACGTAAATCGGCATTTCGAGACTATGGTTGGCATGGTAGGTCGACTGCTCTGCACTCATGTCTGCCAGTGCAATCGCATTCCACTCACCTACTACGTTTTCAGTTACCGTCGGGTGATCTGCTACATTGTTGGCATCGACGTATAATAAATCCCCACGTAAATAGATGACTCCTGTTTTAGGTTTGACATTCTCGGTACGAATACCATCACCGACCACCAACTGTTTATTTTCAATAGTTCCAGTTATTACTTGGCTCATGATTTAATCCCCTGTTGTTGTGCTGCGGCAAACTGGTTAAATGCCTGGTCCAGTGCCGAACCTTGTGCCTGTTGTCCCTGCTGTCCACCTTGGCCACCGGTAGCTTGATGCCGGAACAGATAAGCCATCGCAGGATTCACACCTGGTGTTTGTTGTTGCTGTTGGCCAGCTGGTGGTGTTTGATTACCTGTCGAGAACTGTTTAAGTGTGCTGACCATCAGCTCAAATGCATCGTCTGGCATGGCAGCGAACTTTGACTTCTCTTCGGTACTAAATTCTTTGCCTAGGTCTTTTGCCAAAGCATCGATTTCGGCATTACGTTTATCAGCAGCAAACTTTTTAATCTGTTCCTGCAAACCTGTAATGGTCTGCTCCTGCTCCTTGAGTTTTGTTTTTGCTTGTTCTAGGTCCACGTCTGTGTCCTCTGGTTGGTTAAAGTTTTTGGGTGAGTGACTAGCTGCCACGGCGTTGGTATTGTCATCTGCACCTAAAGCACAAAATGACACTTCACGGATACGGCCACCCCGAAAGATGGCAACAGGTGCCTGGAATGTCCTGCCATTCACAATGACTGAACCTTCTTTAACCTCTTCCACTGTAGTGGGATAAATCCGTACTGACATTTGCCATGGAAAGTCATCATCAGAGTCCTGGGCGACTTGAGTTCCGAATTCATTTGAAAGTAGATTTCCTTCAATTTTGAGGCCTTCTGTATGGCTCACAGAATATGAATTGATTGCTCCAGCTCTTTGACTGGTTCGATGCTCTAGCAATGCGGGGATACGGCCTTTGATCTGAATCGAATCAAGGTCAAACACCACCTTATCCCAGTACCAGTGGTCAGTAATTGCTTCACCGCTATAGGCAATACCCGAAAAGGTGCGCTTCTTTTTCCCTTCCTCTGGCTTGTTTACACTAACTTGGCCAAGCTGAAAGCAAAACTGATCTTGCTCCTGCTTAGCTTTTTCATTTGGATCTGGCATTTTTCATGCTCCATAAAAAAACCACCCCTAATGGAGTGGCTCAAATTAATTTCTTAAGTTTAGTTAGTTAAGGCTTTCAGTGTATAAACCATCTGTCCATTTACCATTTCACTTGAAACTACCTGAAAAGATATGCCTAACGGAAATAGTACGCCTTGCCCTGCATTTAGCTTTTCCAGATCAATACCTAAACCTTTAGCATTCTCAATCTGAATCACGATATTTGAGCCAGAACCTGCTAATAGTAACGGCGCATCCAATGTAATGACCTTACCTACCTCCAATAATGCAGCGTAGGCTAGTGGAGCTGATCCAGCCACTGTAGTTGCACTATTCGATGCCACTGCCTGTAGCCTGCCTAAATCCTCCTTCAACCAGCGTTTAAGTACTTCCTCAGCCAGAGTGATAGGGGGCTGCTTTAACTGCGCCGTAAGAGCTGAATCATTGCCTTGTACATAATCCAAGAAAGTCTTAATTGTACTTGGACGTATTTCCGGATCTAAAGGTAAAACTGTCTCAACAATAGTTTCAAATAGATCACGGCTCTGCTCATCCATTGGAGCAAATAAACTGGCCAGCTTTTTACTTGCTGTCCACTCGGCTTTGATAACTTCCTTCTGCTCCAGCAAAAACGCTTTATCCAGGTCAGAATCCAGGATCTTCTGATCTACCAGACCAGATAGATCGCCATAGGTCATTGGACTGGTACTCCAGCCCATTTCCTCAGCCACTTCCGGTAGCTGATCATCTGGCGTAATACCATATTTTTCTGCCTGCTTTTCAGTTAATGCAATCACTGTACAGCGACACATGAAGCCCCACGGCGGGTAATACATGAGCCAGAATGAATCATCGATATGACGGATAATCCTGTTCAATGCCAGATGACTTGGACGGACCCGGCTATCATCGATAGCTGAATACATCAGGTATGGTCGTTTGTCTCTATTGCGTTGCTGCTGTTGCCAGCGTCCATGACTATACGCCGTCTGAATATTAGTCCTAAAAACATTCTTGAGATAAGGCTCACTTAGCTTGATCTCATTTTCAGCGACCAGTTTCTTAAAGTCCTCAAATGTCGAGCCATCTGTAATAGCCTTGTTTACAGCGGCTATCACAGTCTGGATCTGTTCTATGCTCGATAAAAAACTGACCGTGGTGGCCAGTTGTCGTGTCTTGAGATCCAGAGAGTAAAACTCATCAGGCAATACGATTTTACGAGACCGGGCAAACTGTAAGGCCTCTAAGAATGTGACTGGTTGCAATTTTCGGCTCCAATAAAAAAGCAGCTTAGAAGCTGCTTTTAACTCTATCCGGACTCATCATCTCTAAACTACTTAATCCAAGACATCACAAATACTTTAGACTGCGTTTCGGTTTCAAGAGACTCTTGTACCACCTCAAAACCTTCGGACTTATAAAAAGCAATACTGTTCTTATTATCCTGATATACATTTAATACCAGTTGAGGCCTCAAGTTTTTAGCATGGGATATAAGTAATTTTCCAATACCTTTACCTTGCTGGTCTGGTGCAACAAAAATAGCTGCAATTTCGTTTTCTACCAGCGCGATAAAACCATATATTTGCTGTTCATCTTCTGCCAGATAAACCTCAGACCTCGGTAAATAGTTATTCTGCATTTCAACCTTGTTTTCTTCCCAGTAAGATTCAGGAATGAAATGATGTGCACGAATAGAGGCCTCGAACCATATGTCTACCAATTTTTCAAAATCGTCAGAACTAGCCGGTCTGATATTTATCCAAGAATTTAAAGTCATAATCTTACACTCTTAAATTATTGCTATTACTTATTACGCATTGTAAGAACCTTATGAAAAAACCGCTTATTTGAGGTATTTCACTAGTTACATTTTACAGATGAATGCAGCTTCTTTCATAACCATTATGAGAAACCTCTAATTCTATAAATATGTAACGGATTTTAATTAATCATCTTTCTTTTTCTGCTGTGACATACCCTAGTACATCACCTGCATATAAAGCTCGTTCCAGATTAGCCGTGAACTGAGACTGACTGGCCTCAGGCATAAGCTGTATTAGATGAAAGGCTAGATCTTCTGGTGTTTCACTCTTCTGCAGGAGCTTGTTTACCTGATCATTGCTTAAGAGTTCAATATTGCGCTGTGCATCAGTCAACTCTTCTACTTCCTGCTGTTCAGGTGATAGCTTTCTGGCATTTGCTGCAAAACTAAAGGCTTTATGGGGTAAAGCTTTAAACTGCAGATCGGATTGGTTCAAGTCAGTTACAGACTTTAAATCACCCTCTTGCAAGCCATACTCACGAATAAAGTAGTCATCCGATAAGTTTGCACCTGCATTTTTCAGGTGAACATCTCGCTCGGCCTGCTCTTTGTTAAGAGGTTTAGCTTCCTCACCCAAGCTCACCTTATGTTCATCCCATCCATTGAGCATGCATAAGGCATCAACTACTGCCTGGATCGTTGGAGTCACTAACCGCATATCAGATTTCAGTTTATCCTGTCGCACATTTTCATGTACCTGACCAAGAGCGCGACTGCCAGTTCCATCTGTACCACTGGTGAGTGTCTGTCCCAATACAACCTTTTGAATTTGCCGAATTAGAACGCTATTAAACATATCGAATGATGAGCCGGCTGTTCCATTTGCTCCGGCAGTCAGAACACTTACATCATCGTCCTTATCAATTGCGAGAACACTTTGAGCATGAGCATTAAGCAAAGCTTTAGCCATATCTTCTGTGCCAGTTGTATCCACCTTGCCGAGAAGTATGGGTGTACCAAAACGCTCAAGGAACTTGGCCCAGAATTTAAAGCCATTCTGTTTAAAGAAATAAAGCCAATATAGTGTGGCTAACAGTGCTTTTCCGTAGGGTTGCTCATAAGTGGCTTTACGGCGTGTCAGAAAGAACTTTATCTTTTGATCAATTTCTTCTTCTCGACCGTAACCGTCTTGCCGGTAGATTAATCGTCCATCATTTTTTGGTTCAAACCATTGCATGGGCTTTTCACCAATCCATTGCAGTCCCACATACCCTTCAGGCTTAAGCTCATATACGGCTTCCTGTACGGAGTAACCAAATAACAAGGCGTTTAGTGCAGCAGATGCAATTTCAAAATACCATTCTTTTAGTTCGATATTCAGTAGCGCTGCAACAGGAGTATCACTTGGTTCAATCCGAAATGGTGTAGCAAGCAATGCATCAATACGCGTCTCTATTGCTTGGGCAATTTCGTCATCATCCAGCATAATTTTCAGTCTATGCCGGGCTATACCCGCCTTACGTAAAACCTCATCCGTATCTGGCTGTCGGCCAAAGTTAGAGAGAAATTGCGTAACTGCTTCTTGTGTATATAAGTTGCCATAAGACAAAGCCTTTTTAGCTGCTTTGCCTTTTTTAGACTTTGCCATAGGTTTTCCTTACGAGAATGTTCGGCTTCCTGCTGTAGCAGGTTTAGTTTTACGCCTGCCCTTGGATATTTTCTCCAGGGCATAACGGATTGAATCGATGTAGTGGTTATAGGCATCAATGATGATCGGTAACACCTCATCCGTTAACCGGTCTTTTTTATAAGAGTAGTTTCTAAACTCATTTAGGGTTTCCTTACACCGAGGGTGAATATAGACCCGCTTGAATGACTGAATAAAGGCAATACCATCCTCGACTGAACCCTTTCCTTTTTCACATGCCTTGATACGACTTAATCCGTTTCGTTTTAGATGGCTAATAGACTCGGGTCGTGCGTTATCGGCATAGATTGCATAATCTTCAAGATCAGGGATGAGTTTTGACAAGAACTCTACCGTATCATCCAGTTCTAGCCCTACAGCGCCTGCCTCATACTCAATCCAGAGGCAATCGTCATGAATCCATGAACGTGTCGCGGCCAGCGGATCATGAGCAAAGCCAAAATCCAGACCCTGATATGGTCCATCCCAGCTATAGGGATCAGGCTCAAATTCCTGAATTTCAAACTTGTTTCGAAAGATCTGTGCTTCAGATAATTCCAGATACTCTCCCTCCCAGATCCAGCGATAGGTCGCATCATCCAGAGTGGCCTGATCACGGCGGCGCTCGATTTCAAGGACCTCAGGAAACCATGGGTTATCGATATAGTTCATCTCCACACCGAGACCGATCAGTTCACCGGTCAGGTCATCATAAATTTCTTCATGTCTGAAACGTGTACTGGTTGCACTATCACGTCGTTCAGGGTTCCAGGTAATCCACACCTCAGAGTTATCTTCACGCACTGTAGGTAGTAACTTGCGCCATGCCATCTCAGAAACGGTTTCAGCCTCATCTACCCAGCACAGCAGAATACGCGCTTTAGACTTGATGCTGTCCAGGTTGTGGCGTAGACCAGCGAATCCATAGCTCACTCTTTTATTTTTAGTACGAATGAAGTTCTCACCCATCTCGTAATAGCTTTTCAAAAAAGGAACTGAGCGAATCGCCTGTTTTATTTCTTCCATAGATGAATCAGCTAATGAGTTCATAAACTCACGCGCACCTAAGATCAACCCGCTCACACCAGCCTCGGCATATATATAACCCTTAATCGCCGTCATCAGTGCAAAGCTTCTGGTCTTACCTGAACCACGGCCACCCCATGAAGACCTGTAACGGATATTGCTGGTGCTAAATAGCGGGATGAGTTTAGGCGGTAATTCAATCTGTACCTTTGACATTAGGAGCCACCAGTTCAATTACCGTAGGTTTCGCCGTATTAAGAGATTCGCCGTTTGTGGTTATATCTGTCTTTGTGATACGACCATCTGTTTCTTGAAATGCTTGCTTTAACAGGTTCTGCTTTACGCGCTTATTCCGTCCAGAATCCTCATACATCTTTTGAAGTTCCCTTAAACGAAAAGCTTTATTAGCAATCGCTATATCTTCGATATTTTCTCGAAAATCCTTGCGGGTACGCTCAAAGAGATCCTTTAATTTCTTGCTCAGATTACGTCCGGCAACTTTAGTTGGATCATAAAGTGCTACCTGTTGACGTGTAATTTCAATATTAAAATCTTGCTTTACAGCGTCTACTACTTGTTGAGGGGTTTCAAAGCAAGCAAGAGACTGAACTATAAAGATTTTTACAGGCTCTTTAAGTGCTGCCATAAACTCACCTTCGTATAGCTACGTATAGCAAGAAAGGCAAAAAAAAGAGCCTTTAGGCTCAATTGATCACACACGTCCCACAACACGCAGCAATATTAGTTTCAGAAACAAACGGCGCATTCTTCGCGATTTCCAGTAAACGCTTAACTGACTCATCAGCTCCCCAGCGTTTGGTTTCACCAAAAAACACTTCTACATCATGGCCAGCAAGATAATGCTTTGGTAAGCCGGTCATATCGCTATAAATGATTTCGCCGTCCTCATCATGTTCAACACCAATATGATAAAGCTCATGCTCAATCAAACGGCAGAACTCACGATCATTAGAGTTTTCGCAGAAGCTTGCGTCTACTGTAATGAGATAAACAGGTACATAGCCAAACCAGTCCCGCATCTGCTGTTCCTGCCTAGCCTTCTTCCAACCACCCTGGTTAAACATCACCTTTTCACATTGGCCCAGTACCATACGTTTTTTCGCTACTGCCGCAGATGAAGCCCAAGCAAATGCCAGGAAGGTTTCATCATCATGAAGCAGCTCAGCGATATGATCATGGTCCGGATTGTGCAGCTGGCCACCCAAGGTTAAAAAGTTTTTAAGCACCCATTCTTTTAATTCAACGGCGGGTGCCAGCCGGATTGCTTCCTCTTCCTCTGCCTGATCAATCAGTTCCGGCGGCGGGAATGGTCTGAACTGTTCCATTGAATGAATGCCTCTTTAAGTGTTTAAGCCATTGACCAGCATGACTGGATTCTATTTGCAATGGTCCAGCTTCGTTGATCTTGTAACGGCTAGCTGATTCCAAACGTACAACGTTATAACCCGTCTCTGCAGCATGATCATAACGATCCATGCTCCAAGCCTTATTGCTCAGTTTTCCCTTACGTCCACCAGACCATGGTCCGTCTGCTATTTCAATCAAGATCCTGTGTTCGATCAAATGAAAGTCGAAACGCCAGTGCTTGGTAGATTTAAAGTGAAAGCATTTTTCAAATTTGATTTCTAAAATATCCAGAATCCGCTCTAGTTCTTCTTGGGCTTCGAGATATTTTTGAGTTGCCTTAGGTAATGGTTTTGCTCTTGGTACCTTTTTTAATGCCTTCTTTTTGGTTAGAGCTTTGTATTGATCTATATCCATAACTTACACCCATTAAAAAACCGCACCAACTTTAGTTAATGCGGTTTTTAATGCTTATTAAGTTTAAATAGCATTATTCATTTTCTTTCCAGAAAGTGACAGATAGCTTGAACTCTGATTTTATTAATAATGCACTAATGAAAAATGCAGCCCCGATAATCAGAAACATTACATCTATATTCAACACCCCCACCAATTCAAGGATAATTCCAAGAATGCACAGTGCATAAAAAACAACTACACCTAATTTTTCTTTCATTTGCTTCACCAGGAGAAAATTTGCTTTATACAAATTTGAACTGGCATATTTACATTAAAAATTCTTTAAATGGAATAGACTGAGAAGTCTATCCGATAAATATAGTTTTCAGTTATCTATTTCACATTTCTCATGCTTCCTGCGTTCTTTTACTCTAAACACATTAGTTTCAAAACCCCGCGCATGGGAGCAAAATATCTGGCTATGTATAGGAGTATTTCTTTTCTCCTAATAATAAAAAAACCACCCGAAGGTGGCCTAAATGTATTATTCAATTATTGAGGAGTAATAATAGCAACAAATAGATTATTCTCTTCTTCCCAGTCAAAATCATAACCTTTAGCTCTGTAATACTCTTCAAGCTTTTCAATGGCGCCGGGTTCAATATTAGAATATCTTTCTTCGTGTCTAACTATTGATCTACCATTTTCTTCCAATTTTCGATTGATTGAGGAGATTAATTTTCTAAATGTAACTTTATACCTAAAAACCATCAGTAGTTCTCATTTTTTCACCTAAATGTTATCTATATCAACATATAGATTGAAAAAATATAGTTTAAATGTCTAAAATTATTAAGTAATTTCAATTGAAATAAAAAAACCTGCTTCCGGTCAAAAAAGCAGGCTTAGGAAGGAATGATTTTATTGTTTTGTGTATAAGAGTGATTGCTGTAACTTTATCTGGTTTCACTCAAGAATACCGTTACGGCTTAGATTGCTATTGTTGAGTAGAAGTATAGTTAAGTAACCAATTAATATAAAATGAATTTTTTTTAACCAAGTCATTAATTATAAGTTTAGGTTTAACCTGTTTTATGTAATCCAATGATCACTCAGACCGAACCAATAAATGGTTAGAACGATACATGCAACCAATAGAAACCCACTTATAAGAGAGAATATAGAAAGCTTATTGCGCATTTGATGAGAAGAGTCGTCAGACAAAATAATCTCTTCATTTATTAGAGGTATGCCTTTCTCAGACTCGGCATTGCTCTCTTTTGAGTCAGCGCTTTCTTCAATTAAATATTCATAAAATCGTACTGCCTCTATTTTATCCATTTCATGTATAAAATCATGAACCTCCATATCAAGCTGTATATGAACCTGATGTAGAGGAATGGACTTCTGTTGAGCCAGTTTCTGTGCAAGATCAGATTTTGCAAGAACCAACTCATTAACTTCATTGCGTGATACGGGTAAATAGACTTTTACACCGAATAACTCACCAAAAAAGCTTTGCTGCATGAATGAGGCCTGTTAATTAAGGAAAACATATTTTATCAATTTTTTTTAAAATTAAACATAAATAAAACATAAAATTTGTTGCTTTAATAAAAATTTAAATATTTTTAAATACTTATTTAAAATAGAAATTGATTTTTTACTTACCTTTATTCGTTCTAGATGCACTCCTATCCACATGAAGCATCAATGATCTTTCGAGTATTTGAATCTATGATTATTGTAATCCGGTTTGGACGATAATCCTCTGTAACAGCATCACCTAGTTTTGCATAGCGAAGTATCTCTGAATTGGTGATCTTTTTGATTTCCTGATCACTTAAATCAGTTCGCCCTACAAGTTCTTTGGCGCGAAGAGGCAAACATTCATGAAGTGTATCTTGCGGCTGTTCTAGAGCATCTTTCTTTTGTTCAGATACGTGATCAACATCTGACTGATAATTTGAACATGCACAGAGAGCTATCAGTAGAAATCCTGAAGCAATAAAAATTTTCATATTTTCGGACTTCATGACTAGTATTTATTTAATAGTAAATGATCAATCTGCTTTTACGTGTTGTTTTCTCTTATTAACTTTTTTATAGAAGCCGTCAGCTTTAAGTCTCACTGAAGAGCTTTTCCTTTTAAAGTAATTCACAAGATCCCGATATCCCTCTTCTTTTTCATTTGCTAAAGGAAAGGATTTTTCTTTTTGTGCAAATATAGTTTCAATCAGGTTTACATACCAATTAATAAAACTTTGGGTAAGTTCCCGATCAGGGATCACACTAAAATCTACGTTTCTTTTTGCCCCCCATTTTTCTATGGGTTTTAGAGTTTTTAAATACATAGTATTGAAAGGAACTTTAATCGCCTTATTTTTAGTTTTAGCTTCCAGCTCAGCCAGCAAAAGATTCAGATCTCGTAAGCCGTTAGAGGTAAAGCCATACTCTCTATATACTTTTAAATAGGTCTCTTTAGCTAATCTTTGATAATTCTTCATTCCATTAACCACAACATCGTTATTATTTTTAAATACTATAAACATCTACTGGCACATCTGACCAGATATTAAAGATCAATTCTTTATAGTCAGAAGGCTCTGCACCTTCCAGCAAGTAAAAAGATTTAATCGTACCACCCTTGTTGATTTGAACCCTTTTATACAGCAGGGTCTCTTTATCCTGCGCCGTAAACTCTTCAATAAATTTGAGGATCTCTTCTGAACCTAAATGTGATGGCTCTACCATCTGGCCGTTATATGTACCGCCGATGTAATAGGTTGACTGGGCTGACATAAGAACCTCTCTTAGACTTTATTGACAGAAGCAAGTCTTAATAAAGGAATACCTGCTTGTTTTAGAAGCATATAAACCTATTTCTAATTTAGCCCACTTAGAGAAAGTGAAAGTATCTTTTGTAATATCCGAATGTTAAGTTTTTTTAAAATTAAAAAAGCCCATCTTTCAATGGGCCTTTCTATGGATTAAGTACTAACTATTAATTTGTGAATCTACCCAATTAACAAACTTATTTTTATCCCTATAATTTGGCATTTCTCCTAGGTTAATCATCTCTTTAGTACCAAATTTGCCTTTAACAGAACTAGGCACCTGGACTATAAATTCTTCAGGAGCTTCCTCATGCAGGGTTCTAAAATACTCTACAGCTTTCGTATAGTCACTTTCATCTCTAAAACCGGGACGTTCTTGCAAGAAGTCATAAACCTGTTCTAGAGCTGGTAAATAGTTGTTTCTAGGCATTCTTTTTCTCTAGGATTACAGCTTTTCAAAGGGAGGCTTATTCTGAATGGATTAAAAGAAAAATACTTATTAATTTCTTAAGATTTCTGTAAAAAACTTTTGTAGCAACTTAAATTGAATTTTAGAAATTAATAAAAAAGTCCGTGATTTGACGAGTCTTCCCGTATTTTTGGGGCGTTCTACTTATACTTCGACCACTTTAAAGCGAAAATAGCATTCGCTTTGATCAAGGTCAATACATGATCCAAAATTTGTTAAGAGTTCTAAGTTTATTCTCAGATATCGGAGAATAATCGAATGACTTACCTCTTTTTGAAAGTTTCACCTGATGGAGAAGAGTAACTTTTCAAATGTAACACTATGAGCAGAAGCGATTAATAAAGCCTAATTTTTCTAATTGGAAAACTCTAAACATTAACTTTATTTTTGTATATTTGAATACCGACATATAATTAAAAAAAATCCCATAAGTCGTGAATACTTTATGGGATCTTAAGTAATAGAGTGAATTCCTTTCATAATTCCACTTCATCCATCATTTCTAAGCAACCTGAGCTTCATTCAGAATAAACTGAACTGCATCTTTTAACTTTGATTTTAAATCTGGATCTGTCTTGTCCATACGCCATTCATGCCTGGGAGGAATACTAGACTCGACATACCCTATATCTGAAAACAGGTATACACACTCATCAGATAAATGAGCACTGTATAAAACCTGTCTTGGATTACCATGTGTTTTCTCCAACACCTGTAAAGTTTTCAATATATCTGAATCACTCATATTTAAAATCTCTCTCTTACTAAAAAAAGCTCATATTGGGGTGAATATGAGCTAACAAGGGATTTAATACCAAATCTGACAAGCTAATATATAGTTAAAAAAGCCTGCCTTTACGGAGATAAAAGCAGGTTAAGGGGTAGTACAACACACACTCTTCTACCTGAGGGGGGTAGGATTAATACTAATATACCCTATGATTTTATTTTATGTAGTTGTTTTAATAGCATTAAAAGTGTGGTTAATGTATCTCATGTTATTTATTTATTAAATAAAGCTTGAAATTAAAACTCTAAATTTAAGTCTATATTAAACACAGTAAAGGTTTAAAAAGATATTTATATTATATAAATATTTTCTTATTTTTAACCTCAATAAAAAAACCCATCTTTTAACACACCTTTCTAATTTATCGCTTTAACAGAACTAATTTTCTGCTCGCACTTCGACTATTACAAAGGTAAAAATATCTGCCATTATTATTATAGGTAAAAATAAAACCTTGCCAATAATCTCATATAGCAAGGTCTACATACCGAAAAAAGGCCGGTTAATTAGCACATTTTTAAAAACGATATCCTACTCCAAGATAAGTAATAAGAGGATCAATATCTATCTTGGTTCTTGAATGAATTAACTGCCGCCCCGTATTTGAGTCAAATACATCAATATCTGCATGATTACTTAGTTTTGCATAGGAAACTGAAGCGACTCCATACCAGTTTGTAGTTAAGTCATATGTTGCCCCCAAAGTTACTATTGGAGCAATCGCTTGAGTAGTTTCTACTTTTACATAAGGATCAGCACTTGAAATTTTACCATCTAAAGCTGCCCCAGCTTTATTATCAATAATATTCTGGATCATATGACCAGCATTAATTAGATCAGATTCTATATCAGGATTTAATTTAATATCATTAAAATAGGCATACATGATTCCAGCTCCGATATATGGACGGAATTTATTTACTCCTGATCGGCCAAACTGATATTGAGCTTCAATCGCAGGCGTCCATGCCCGTACAGAGGAAGCTTTATTTTTATTGCCTAAATTAGTAATAGGAATGTCTTGTTGCAGATCTAATAAACCCTCTGGAAAAAGTCCGGCTATAATCTCATTTGGACTGGCTTGCCCAGTCATATTCGCGACAATTTCCCCTTTCCCTTTAATATCAACCTTAGGTGGTATACCACCAATTATTTGCAAAGAGACATTGTCGTTCACGTAATAGCTAAATGTCAGGCCTAATGTATCAACATCTTCAGCTTCTAAACCAGTTCCGTCGTTTCTCCACTGATCTATGCCTTCAAGTTGTACTGTCCCTGTCGTATTAGCCGATAAATTTGATGCAGCACTATTAGGACTCAGTGGATCATTATCCTCCAATAGTCCTAATATTTGGGCAACACTGGGCGTCCCAGGCATGAACACTTGAAAAGTTTGTCCCAGAAATTCTTGTGTAGGCGTGACTCCATCACTCATTACTGCATTAGGATTAATTGCATCAAGAAAAGACTGTTGAGATATACTGCCGACTCCATAATCAGTCTTTGGTTTTACTGCGGTATTAATATTAAAAGGATTAGCCTTACCCTGGGGCATGACATGTAACCATCCAGCCGAAACTGAAAAGCGTTTAAATTCTGCATGGCTGGCTGATGAGCTGGCTATAAGAATACCCATTAAAATGGGGTTAACCCAACTGTTTAAAATTTTCATATTTATACCTAATTATCTTATTGTGAGACATTCCCTATGTCTTAAGCCCTTTTATACGCTTATTTTTTAAAAATAAAATAAAAAAACGATATAAAGTAATTAAATTTCATCTAGTTATTTTTAATACATAATAAATATTGTCTGACAATAAAAGTATTTATATGAATTTAAACAGTAATTTTCCATTTATTAATTAGAGATATATATGAAATAAGTATTAAAGAAATTTAATTTATACTCCAGCATTAATAAAAAAACCCATCCCTATTAAGGATGGGGGAGGAGTCGGATATACTTAAATTTATCCAAATCATCTAAAACTTTAATCCTACTCTGCTGGAAGGAAAACCAGGATTAAAGTAAGTTACCAGAGTGTCCTTAGGTGAAAAAGAACAATTTAAATATAACTAAAAAAATTAATTTAATGCGTAACTTTTTAGCCTAATAAAGTTAAGAGTATGTATCAATTTGGAAAATGATTAAATTCTATTTAAAGCATTCATATATTTATTTTAAGAAACCTATTAGTAAAAAGAGCCCATCATTTGATGGGCTCTAAAGCTTATACAGTATCCTGTTTTAAGGTATAGAAACTGTCTGGCTGTTTAGATAATAAATCAATAAAGTTAGGAATAGTTTCTGTATTAAGCAAATACGGATTAAATTCATCTAAATGATTTTTAGCAAAGAAGGCAGTAATATCTTTATGAAAGATTGCGTACTTCATATGCCATCCAGAAAACATCCGATCATCAATATTTTCTAGCATCATAATTTCGCAATTTTCATGGCGGGGATCTTTCAATATCTTTTTAAAGTATAAGTGTTCTACCTGTTCCTTATTCCCTTCAAGACACTGCACAAAATAATTATTGCCATAATATAGCGCGCCATAAATATGGTTAAGATTATTAAACACCAATGCTTCTGTAAGAATGTTGAATAACTCATTCATAGGATTAGCACAGTCTTTTAACTTGCTCACATACAACAGCCTTACATCACTCACACTCTTCTCCAATCTGGTACGTCAAAACCAACATAAAATTGTATAAAAATCAAAAATAAGTAGATTCTATTTATTCATCCCGGGCAGGCAATGAACAAAAACAATATACAAATGACTGATGGTACTTTTCTGAATTACAAAGCGTGGAGCACAGGGGCACTCTATATATTTACAAGAGTAATCCTCTCCAGTGGCGCATTTGAGGCTTAAACACTCTCTTGCTAAATCAAGGACTCACACTTGCTAACGATCGGCATGGTCACGATCGATCCTTCTGGCCTCAGGCACTAAAAATCCTGTAGATTTTATCGAACGGCTTAATTTAAAAGACATGATAGTAATGATAGAGTCTACAGGCGATGTGCTGGCACTCTACCTGAAGCCATAAATAAAGATTTAGCAAAGAACAATTGACTTGCTTCCGCTATTTCCTCATTGATTTAGCGCGAGGATAAGCTAAACGGCTTCATAAAGAAAGGGCTAATTCTGTGGGTGGTCTACTATTATGTAACCTCCCCCCGTGCTCATGATCTTTTTATAAAACTGAGATCATTCAGACGTTATATAGACAGGTGGTAAGTAAAAAAATCGTGAACAAATATCACTGTAAAACATGCGATAAATTATTTTTATATTTTCTTTTATCAGGCTGAGGAAGAATTATTATTCGATCTGTCATTATCATCTTCTTGGTTCTGCTGATAACTACTACGCCTGGTATCCTCTTTATCTTTTTTTCTAAACAGTTCGATATTGATTGAAATATAAAGAGCACACAGCAGAATAAATGCCAAAATCAGGAGAAATAAATTCATATAAGAAGACCTGGGTACTAAGACTATTATCTTAGATGTTAAATCGCTTTTCTGGAATAAAAACTTTAAATACCAATTGTACAGGTGAAGATATTTTTATTTTTATTACAATTTTTTATAATAAAACTCATGCCTAAGACAGGTCTATTTTAAGAATCCTGTTCCAAAGTATGGGGAGATTCCGGCTGGTTATTGTCAGTTTCTTCTTTCTTGTTTGCACAAGCAGTTATACTCAAAGTCATCAATATAACCATGCCAGATATCATTAACTGTTTCATCTCTTCCCCTCATCCTCTTCTCATTTGGTTGTCATTATATGAGGGAAAAATTCCAGTTTCTTAACACTTATATAGTATCAATGTTATAAATGCGTACAAGACTACATTCTTTTAAAAAGTATAAACCCATACCGGCTATGCAGTGCAGCCAGTCCGCAGCGCACATCATACTTGGCATCCATTTCAGTTCGCTCCGGTGTCCTCATCTGGGCCCATGAATTCCCATAAAAGTAACGGTCAATAATTGCATCCAGCCATTCATCCAATACTTCTGACTGCCCCTGCATATCCAGTATCAGACGTTGTACTGCACGAGCTTCATTGTCATTTATACTGCATACCATCTTGGCCTTTCTGGGTGTCTCTATATACTCCAGATCTGCCATATAACGTCCAATCAGTTGCTCACGTTTTAACTTGCCCAGTTTTTTAGACTTGAGGGTTTTAATCATCTCGTTACGTGGCTCACTGTACTGACTATTCATCCAGGCACCAAACTGATAAAGCCAGCCTTCCAGATCAAAACGGGACCAGTCCATGGTTTGTAAAATGTGTTGTTTCTCTACTGCTGTATTCATCTACTTCAAGTCCCCTAATAACCTTTCAATCTGCCGAACCGCCAAACCGCTTTTCACTTGCTCTGTACTAAACCGTAAAACCTGATAACCCAGCACTGTAGCCGCATTGTACTTTTCCATATCGTGAATAAACCCTTTGCCCCTTGTGTGCCTGCCACCTGTCCAGATCCCGCCCTCGATCTCGACTAAAATCTTTGTTTCTAAAATATGAAAATCAGCTTTCCATTGCCGTTTTGGGTGAAATTTATATTCCTGCTCAAAACTGATCCTGAGCGCTTTAAGGTCACTGACCAGCTTTGCCTCTCCCTCACTTACAGTCTTCTCCCCCTTCACCTTGCTCTGCCGTTTGGCTTTGGCACGTTTTTTAGTGCCATAGAGCTTGTGGTATTCAGCCAGAGACATACTGGTCATTACGCGCCTGTTGCCAGTGAACCATTGAATCCTACCTGTTTCAGGTAAGGCTCCCATTTCTTCGCTTGTACCGGATCAGCCAGTTTCACGGCGATGCGTGCGGCCAGTTTTTCGTATGACTCACCGGGTTCACTAAAACGCCCTGAAAATTCGGGATGCTGTGAGAGTTTCTGGGCGAAGGTATGGATCTGTTTTTCAGAAAGCCGATTCGACTGACTTCCCGCGCCTGCCGGTTTAACAGATGCAGCTTGCTGCGGATTTGAATACTTGGTCCGGTAGGCGTTAATCAGCCAGTCAGCAAAGTGATAGATCATCAGATCACAGCTCATGCTCTTGCCCACGTTGTAGGTTTCAAAGGCCCGCTTTTCCCGCTCAGACCACTTCGAGTTCATGAGGGTGTCAAAATCGATGCTGTCATCGGCCAGAAAAATTTCTTCACGAAGTTTTTTAAAGCAAAGCCAGTCTTTTTTATTTTTAGATTCTTCTGGGAGATTCATTGGGAGATTCTGTGTCCCGTTAACGGCACTATTCAAAGTCCCGTTATTGGCACTATTCAACATGCCGTTAACGGAATGATTCCGTTTTTGGGACTGTTCCGTTTCCGGTACTATTTCAGATAAATTTTTTTCCTGTAATGGTGCCGTTTTCGGCATAGTTTCGCGTCCATTGACCCCATTTAACCGGTAGACTTTTACCCGTCTGGTACTGCCCTTGCGCTCACCGGTATCGACAATCAGCCGGTCTTCTAGCAGCTCGGCAATAATCTTGAGTACAGTCTTGCGTTCAAGACCGGTGTCTTTTTCAAGACGCTGCATGCTGGGGTAACAGCAATGGTCTTCACCGGCACGGTCTGCCAGCGAGAGCAGGATGAGCCGTTTCAGCGGTATGCGACTACCGCCTTTCTTCTCGGTCAGTCCGACTCTCCAGGCCCAGTTGGTTGCATCTAAGCTCATGGCTTCACCTTTTCCTCAGGGTGGCCAGCCACGTCAGCAGGCTGGATATATCCACCGAAATATTTAACTTTGCCGGCACTCATCAGACTGCTTTCGATCTGGGCCGACAGGTACATCGTGATTCTGAAACGGCGGGACATCTGCGCCCTGAACTCGTCCCGGGCCAGTGCAGCATTGGCCTCGTTATAGCCACGTTTACGCAGGTTGGCTTTGTTGCGCTCGATCAGCTCGTTTAATATGCGTAGCGCCGGCTCGTAGAAGGATTGCACCTGCTGGAGCTGCTTATATTCAGGCAGTGCATCAAATTGATGGTTCATGGAGCCTCCGTAACAAACAGTGCTACCGGTTCAGCCAAGCGGCGCTTGGGCTGACGACCTGGAACTGAATCTAAAAATAATGACTGGTGAGTTATTTTGTTTGAGATCAATAGGTTTGTGATTACCTGGCTGTTCTGTTAAATTGATTTTGTTCATTTGGCTTCTCTAACTCATTTGAATAGGAAAAGCCTGACCTCAACCGTCAGGCTTTTTCTTTTTGTGTAAATTTATGCATTTGTTTACTTAAGGCCATATCAGCTGCTTTTGCGTTTTCAATAATGCGATTAAGAATTTCACTCGCTTCTGCATATTCTTGCGGAGTCACCATTCCATCTTCTAAAACCTCAAAAACCTTTTGATTGGCTTTTCCAGTTTCGGAATTCATTTGGAGCAATGCTTCTACAATTGTCATCTGACGATGTGAGCCTTCTCCACCTGCTGGCATAAGAACAAAACCAAGCATATGAGCCCAGACTTTGAGAACTACTGGGTTTTGGGTTAAAAGCATGATTGCTTCAAATTTCTTAAGACTTGGATCATGGTTTTCCATATTAGGATTGCCATAGTTGCAAATCGTCTTGTGAGCATCACCAGTGACCTGTGCAATATCCTTTGGATCAAATCCTTCAGACTGATTAATCATCTGGTGAATCGCTATTCTTGTTTCTTTCTTTAGGATCATGTGAATCCCTGTTTTTGTTCACGTTTTTTTAAAAATTTTATTGATTGATAATTGGTTTAAGCGGCGGTTTTTGGAGAACAATTCTTTTTCCAAAGCTTTTCAAGACTCTTGCCTTTTTCATAAGAAAGACGTTTTCCGCAAATGCCATGTTCTAAATTGCTTACATAATTTTGGGAGCAGTTAATTTCATTGGCGATCTGGGTTTGTGTTAATCCCTGCTTTCTAAGATCAACGATCATTGTTTGCCATTGATTCATACGAACCTCCGATACTTTTCAACAAATATATAGGTTTTCCGATATTTAAACAATAGCCAAACCGATAAGGATTTGTATCACAATTCCGATAATGCTAATGAAGGGAAAAATGCATGACCACTTTGGGGGAAAACTTAAAGAAAATTCGCAAAGCGAAAAAATTAACCCAAATACAATTGGCTAAAAAGTCAGGAGTTAAGCAATCTGTAATTTCTGATTTAGAAACTGGTAATGCCAAGTCAACAGGTTTCATTCTGGAATTAGCAAATGCTCTTGGAGTTACGGCGGAAGAATTAAAGAAAGGAATTGTGGGTGAACTTGAGACTTCAAATGCTGTATCTATAAAGGCTCGCATGGCTCCTGTTTTGTCTTGGGTTCAGGCTGGTACATTCACTAATGTTGCAGCAGTTGACACAAGTGAGATTACTGAATGGCTCCCACTTCCAGAAGATGAGTGCTCTAACTGTTTTTTCCTTAAAGTACAAGGCTTAAGCAACCATCCATATTTTATGGAAGGAGATTACATTGTTGTTGATCCTGATGCTTATTATGGGGATATGCAGTCTGGCGACATCATTGTGGTTCGTCGCGGTGAGGATGCTACTTTCAAAAAATTAGTTATTGAAACTAATGGCAAACGATATCTTCAAGCCCTTAATCCTGAGTTTAAACCTAATATTATTGAGTTAGATGATCAGTGCCTTTTCATTGGTCAAGTAGTTGATTGTATTCGCTATGTTTACAAGGCAAGACCAAGAATTAAGCGAACCTAAAAATATATATTGATGAATAAATTAATATTTAGTGAGCCGCTATATGCGGCTTCGATGAATTAGTTGAGGCACAGCGGGATATTAAATTCTCATAAATGCTTGCCGATATGAGCCACTATCAGGCGTTTCCTAGGCAATTCTTGATATGACTTAAGGCCAAAATATATCCGTATTTTATTTTCATTCGCCGTAGGTAGCCCACTATCATAATGATCAATTTTTAAATGATATTCACAATTAATTACCTCTTTCCCAGTTTTATTAATTTCACACGGTAAATTAAATTCCCTCTCTACTTTATTTCTACCCTGTCTAGTACAGTTCAATCTTAAACCAAGATTATCAGATAGTTGAACTATTGTATTTAAATCTTGTAAATTTTGATTAGGTTCCGTAGAGATTAAATGATATGCCTGATTTAAAACATTTAAAGCATGCAAGACTGTATTTAAAATATCTTTATAACTAGCACCCTGAATAGTCCTAATTGTAGATAATATGTCCTCGTGAAATTCAATAAACTCAAAATTTTTCTGACAATAATTTACAAATTTTTCGACATCAGTACATTGATTAGCTATTAATTTAGAATTCAAAGTTAAAGTATGATTCCAATTTGAAGTGTAATTAGCATTACTTATTTCCGGCCATATAATATCAATTTCACTTACAAACAAATATAGTATAGGAAAAGGAGAATCATAAGTTTTTGCTATATGTAATAATGAATTTGTATCTTTATAATTTATATACCTACCAATTATTTTTTCAAGCTCGCTTAAATAATATTGCCATTTTCCAAAGTCATCCTCTACTAAATTTAAGAGTATATCTTGGAAATTTTGACCATTTATAGTGTATTCCGAAAAATCATTTGGAAATTCAATTAAAATATTATCTGGGCTAGAAACATTATATTTTATTAGTTCAACATTTAGTTGAGTTAAAATACTCTCAAGTTGTTGTTCGCTATTAATTTCATCAAGACATCCTAAACTAAAAATACTACCGAAAATTAATGAAATAGGAGTATTCATACACTACCTTCATTATTAATTTCTTCGCCTTTTAATAAAGTTTTGACGTCATAGGCCTGTTGGTCAAAAAAACCTGCTGGCCAAGAGCTAAGTTCCCCTTTTTTCCCAATGTTGATTTCTGTAGCATTACTTTCTTTATTAAATCCTCCAGATACAAAAAATACTTTGAATTTCCCTGTTTCATATTCCCTATCCAATCTTGCAACCACTCTAATGCCATTTAAAAGATGATCACTATGAGTTTCAATTATAACTTGAACCCCTGCCAATGCTGTACGAGCAATTAACCGACCTAAATAACTTTGCCCTCTCGGGTGTAAGTGGGCTTCAGGATTCTCTATAACCACCAAGCCACCAGGTTTAGTAATTAATAATGCTGTTACAATACTTAAAGCATAACTTAAACCAAATCCCATATTTATAGGATTTGTATTTTCTGAACCATATGCTTGAAATTGAGCATGACTTATTCCTGCTGAATTTACACTGTGAGACTGAAAATTAAATCCAGGAGAAATTTCAGACATCCAAGTTAAAATATTTCTTCGAATACTTGGACCTTTTTCATTATCTAGAATTCTTTTATCATTTGAATCAAGCCTCATCCCCGCTTTTTCATCAACTTCAGTTAGAACCTGAAAGATGTATTCTCCTCTCGAGCCTAACCAATTTAGAATAGTGTGATCAAAATTATTTTTTAAAAATGATCTAGGACCAAATCTCTCAGCTTCTAAAAACTGAAAACCAGAATCTTTAAAATAATATTGATTTAAATAGCTTGTACCGGATTCTTTATTTAAACACTTTAAATGATCACTTGAGACTTCTTCAGAAAATTTATTAATACCCCAAGTATGTACATTACACGTATTGAATGTTAAGGAGATATAAATATCATCTCCTACAGCATACCTTGAATAAATATCATTTGTTTGACCTAAGTTTACTAACTTACCATTTATTAATACTTCTGAACCAAAGGAGCTTTGAAACGGTATTGCCAAAGCTTGAATAGCCGTACTTTTTCCTACGGAATTGTTTCCACAAAATACAGTCAAATTATCCAAATTAAAGCTTTGGAATGAGTAACATTTAAAATTTTTTAATTCAATATTAGTTAACATTTTGTTCTCTATCAAGTTTAGCAATAGCTTCAATCTTTACTGTGCAACCAGTAGTTCTCTTTAATATTTCAATAATAGAATCAAACCTATATAGAATTGTTACCCTCTTTCCTGTAGACGTTGATAGAGCATATTTTAATCCTCTGTCTGTAACGCTTTCATAGTTATTACTCTCCCATACAGCATATTCTCTAGAGTTATTTTCAATAGCTTCATACAGAGTATTAACAAATTGTTCTTTATTATTAATAATTTTCTCTCTTTGAGATTTGTTAATGTTGGCAAAAACTGTGACTAATACCTCAAATAGCTGTTTGCTTATAGGCGTTTTTTTTGTAAGATCTCTAGTCTTTTTGAATGCATACTCACCAAATAGTTCGATACATAGATTTAAACTATTCTCAAATTTTTGAGTTAATGTATTTATAATGATAGAATCAGACTGATAGTCTTCATGACCATCTTTTTCCACTTTTTTGAAATCTTGCTTATTTATCCACTTCATGGCTCTTGATAGAAAAGAATTATAGCTACTGGTATTAAATTCCTTATAACCATAAATTATAAATGCCATTGCAGTTAAACATAATTCAACATCTTTTTGTCTTTGGGGATTAACAATACCTGTAGTAGCTCTAATAAATGTCTTCGATGAAGCTAAAAATTTTAAATAATAAATACTAGTTCCAAAATTAATAGCCGATCGAATTTCCTGTTCACTCAACTTGACTCCATAAGTGTTAATTCTATGGAATAATTCAATAATAAACCTATCTTCACCGCCGTTATTATCATACTCTTCATTCACATCTATAACATAAGCTGTAATTTCATATTCGCGTATTGCTCTAGCCTCTTTGCGATCGAAATCTCTGTAAGTTTTTCCGTCTAAATGTAAAAGAGGTGATTCATCATCTAATTTAAGTGAAAAGACACCCTTCATAAAATCTTGTATTGTTGTTAGTCTCTGTAAGCCGTCAATAACGATCCAATGGTCATTTTTAATTCTCTCTCCAAAATAAAAAATAGGTAGAGGTAAACCCATTAATATGGATTCAATCAATCTAGATTTTCTTTTATCATCCCAAATTCTATCTTTACGTTGATATTCAGGCTGAATTTCAATCTCCTCATATCTAAGTCGATCATATAAAAGTGCTAAGCTAGGTGTTTGACGGCGTATATTTGGTATCTTTAATTCTTGGATAAGCTTATTATCCATTATTTGCTCAGATGAGCTATCTTCGGCATCTTCATCTCGCCCCTCATCGATTCCTGTAACTTCTGATAAATCCACCAAATCAGAAAGGTCAAAAAAAGTTTTATTTTCTATATCTTGGAAGGTTTCAGGTACACTTTGCTTACTATTTCTTATTAATGTAGCTGCTTGTATAGATTCATAAATGGTATTCAAATCTTTTATTAATTCTGGAATTGTTGTTTCAACTAAAATTCCTGGAATTTTGATATGCAAATTTTCAATTTCCCTGTTCAATTTATTTTGAATAATGGACATTTTAAGAGCAGTTTCTGTAATATTAAAGCTCTTATTAGCAATGATAGAGCTACGAACCCACTTCTGATCTTTCAAAGCAAGCTCTTTTATTTCACCTAATTTATGTACTTGATTTTCTATCATAATTAGGTGTTTTCTATTTTCAAATCTAAAGAATTGCAGGTAGGGTAGATTCGCAAAAATAGTTTCTGGATGGTGACGACTAGTATTAGCACCTTGCAGAACTTGCTCGACACTACAGTATCTATTTTTTTTTAATTCATCATAAATATATCTTAATTCTTTAATGTTTCTAGTGAATTCTTTTCCAGTATCATTTGATTTTACTATATATTTATTTGTATTCGAATCTAAAGAGATAAGTGTGATACTCGGAGTATGAGGATTAATTGCCTTCAATTCTATTCCAATCATCATTCTAATATCTGATAACAATTGTTCAAAAGTCATGATGCCCCATCTTAGGATATAAAATTCAAGGCAATCCTAACATATTTCATTTATATAATGAGATAGATAGCTAAGTCGCCTCATTCAAAAAGTCAAAAATACTTTTAGCTATTCCTTCAGAAAGTAGAAAAGGAACCCCATTACCAATAGTTTTAAACATATCTGATAACTTCATATGTGGTGGTAATACAAAATCTTTTGGTAAGGATTGAATTGCTAAAGCTTCTGCAGCACTTAGCCTCCTACTTTTATAGGGATGTAAATGTACCTCATTATTACCATAAGCTGCTGTTGGTGAATAACGCCATCTATGTAAACGTTTAAACGATTTACCCTTAACATTTCCTTCTTCGATAGTCTGAAACCTTACCAAGGCCTGCCTAGGTGTGAAATGATGTTGAGCATTGGGATGAAATTCGACATTATTTTTTTCAAACCAGTACTCTACAGTTAACTCAACGAAATCGTCTGTTATAAAATCAGGTCGCGCTAAAATAGAATTTTCTCTATAAGGAGTAGCACTTGGCCACAAGAATTTCTGATTTATGATCTTACGGTCAAAACGTATATAACGCTCCCAAGGAAAAGCTATATCTTTATTATTTAAGAGACTTTTTTGAATACCAAATAGAAAAATTCGATCTCTTGTTTGTGGAACACCAAATTCAATACTGTTAGTCAATCGATCAAATATAGTAAAGCCAGATTTTTCAAGTAGGTCCTTCATTTCTTGATAAAAAACTCGATGTTTTTCTGTTTTCCATAAACCCTTAACATTCTCAATAAGAAAAAAATCCGGTTTATGTTTAACCAATACCTGAACAAAAGCCTCAGTTAATCGCCCATTATCTCCTTCACGTCCCCGGTTCTTTCCTCCAGCTGAAAAGTCAGGACAAGGTGGGCCGCCAACAAATCCAACTAAACTCTCTTTTTTAGCAGTCTTAACATCTCTTTTTAATCGTTGAGCAGCAACTTCCGAATCTTTCAAAAAGTCTTCAATAGATCCTTGATGGTAACCATATAGAGGCTCTTCCATGCTCATTTGAGAACGTGAATATCTATAAGCTTCTTGAAATGGCTTATAAAATTCATTCACAAATCTCACATCAAAACATGTTCTTTCAAACCCTAAATCTAAAAGTCCACTTCCAGCAAAAAAGGAAAAAATAATTGGGCTTTTTTTCTTTTCAGAAATTATGACCTTTTGACTTTTAGACAATCTACTTTCCTTCTACTTTACTATATAAATGCAAGAGTGGTGATGATAAATGAAAAACGGATGATAACTTAAGGAGTTTATCTCGCATAGCAAATTTAAATATTTCTATGTTCACTAAAAACCAGTCGTTACATATTTAGACACATTTAAGTAACTTGTATAATTCTTAAGGTCTTCCACCTCTTAAAAACTTAGTTTTCTTTTGGTTATTAAAACACAGTTCAAAATAAAAATATCGGTTTTTCTATAATAATATCGGTTTTCCTATTGACTATAAATATCGGAAATGCGATATTTATTTCATAGACAACAAAAAGCCCCAGCGTTGCAGCAACAACCTGAGGCATGACCCACACGACTACTGTGAGTAAGTAAATTATGAAACAACATCACCCAAAGAGTCAAACAACTCAGATTCTTTTTCAAGAACCGACGGCTGAAGAAATGCAAAGCAAGCCCGGTTCGGTCTTCTCTAACATCTGCGCCATTTTACTCATTGCCAGTTCAGTCTTTGCACTGGTGTGCATGCTGCGTAGCTGTGCAGATGATGCAGAAACTCAGGCAGTCCAAGCCCATGCCTATAACGCGAAGTTCTCTGAGAAAGAGCACGTTGAGGGGGTTAAATAATGGAATTGAATAAGCAAAATATTAATTCAGATACCGTTATCACATTCACGCAAGAAGGTGACTTTCAAGCCTACTACGCAGCATGCGCATGGTGTAATGAGAATGGTTATAGTCATGGATCTATGGCTCGGGATATGCCAATTGGTCTGGTTAAAGGCGATTGGATAATTGCTAAATGGCGCAATCTTTCCTTAGAGGAGCGTCAGCAATTGGATGGAACAATGACGTGTATTGGAAGCTTTCGTGAAGGCCCTGTTCACATCGTGATTAAGGGTGAAAGATTATGAATGCAGCCGTAAATCCAGAAAAAATTATCCCAATCCGGGCCAGTTCCCTGTCCGACCTGTTTGACTGTCCGGCACGCTGGGAAGCCAAGAATCTTTTAAACAAACGCACTCCAGCCGGTGCACGCACACGCTTAGGTACAGCAGTTCATGAAGCAGTGACCCAGTGGGACTATCTGAACCTGATCGGAGAAGACGTCACCCTGGAAGAATGCCGCGAGATCCTGCATCACCAGATCTGGCAGCCAGGTGAAGAAGTAGATTGGTCTGACCTGGACCAAAATGCTGCTGAGGCAATTGGTCATTCATTAGTGCAAAAGTACATCACTCATATTGCGCCAACCCAAAAATTTATAGGTGTGGAAGTGCGCTGTAAATCTCTCATCCTTGCTGATCTGAGCATTGAGCTTACAGGCACCATTGACCGCATCTATGAAAATAATGAGGGTGAACTGGGTATTGGTGACCTTAAATCTGGCAAGAATGCTGTTGCTGCAGACGGCACAGTCAAAACCGTAGGCCATGCACCACAAATGGGAATTTATACCGTATTGGCCAGTCATGCACTGCAAGAACCGGTGCTGGCCCCTGCCCGTATCTACGGCCTGACTACCGGAAAAACAGATAAAGGTCAGCACGTCGGTATCGGTGAAATCGACTCACCTGCAGAGGTACTTCTAGGTACTGAAGAAGAACCTGGACTACTGCACCACGCAGCAAAACTCATTAAGCACGGCGTATTTTACGGCAACTCAAAATCAATGATGTGTCACGACAAATATTGCCCTGTTTATCACACCTGCAAATTTCGCAAATAATTTTTATAAGGATTAAAACAATGACTTCTCAAATAATGACTGCTGAGCAGATCCGTACCTCACGTCAGACTGCTGTAGCAGCACCTAGACCCGTTGAAGTCAGCTTGACTTCACTGGAAGGTTTTGAACTGGCACAACGTATTGCCAAAATGCTTGCCGCCTCAACCATGGTACCGGAAGTTTACCGCGATACACTAAAGATCAAAGACGGTAAAGACCAGAATGGAAACTGGCTGTACCGTAGTGAACCTAACCCGAATGGTCTGGCCAACTGTGTCATTGCCCTGAATATGGCAAACCGCATGGGTGCCGATCCGCTGATGATTATGCAGAACCTTTATATTGTCGAAGGTCGTCCAGCCTGGTCATCACAGTTCGTGATCGGGGCAATTAATACCTCTGGCAAGTACTCACCGCTGCGCTTTGAAATGGAAGACCGGGGTGAAGTGGAAGTGACCTACACCACCAAGGAATGGAAGTGGAATGAACGCGCCCGCAAGAGTCTGCCAGAAGAAAAAGTCCATACTGTCAAGCTACGCAATATCACCTGTAAAGCATGGGCCATTGAAACAGCCACAGGTGAGCGCCTTGAATCTGCTGAAATCTCAATGGAAATGGCAGTTAAGGAAGGTTGGTATCAAAAGAACGGATCTAAATGGCAAACCATGCCTGAACAGATGCTGCGTTATCGTGCTGCCTCATTCTTTGGCCGGATCTACGCACCAGAAGTGTTAATGGGTATACGGACTCAGGAAGAAGAACAGGACGCCATTATTGATGTGACGCCAGAACCAGCACAGCAGACCTCACCGGTAACTACCTCTGACCTTAAGGCCAATGTCGTTAAAGAAGCACCTGTAGAACAGCAAGCCGAGCAACAGCCAGTTCAGGAAGAAAAGAAACCACGTGCACGTAAACAGCCAAAAGTTGTTGAAGCTGAAAATGTCCAGAAGTCTACAGAGAATGAAGTTGTAGATGCGGAGTTAACTGTGGAAGATCTTAAACGGCTACAGCAAGAAGCTGAGAACTTGATCCAGCAAAATAAAACATCAGAAACTGCTCAGGTCGATGTAAACAAGTCTGCTGAAATTAAAAAGAGCTATATGAAGACACTCACCAGTACCGTTCAGGCCAGCTCTATTAATGGTTTAAAAAGTCGGATCGAGAAGGAAACCAAATTAACTGAGGTCGACAGAAATTACTTATTGGCTTACGTCAAACAGCGTCTTGATGAGCTCAATGTTTATCAGCAAGGACAGGCACCAGTAGACAAGATCAAGAGCACTTCTACCCGGGCAGGACTGGAACGAATGATTGCAGATACTCAGGATGTGCATCAGCTAGAGACCGAAACAGCTCAGAGTATTAAAAACCATAAGGCCAGAATGACGGTAGAAGATTATAACGACCTGTTGAGTCTCTACGCACAGCGCAAAGAAGTGCTGTCACAGCAGGATATTTTCGCTGATGCGGTAAGTCTGGTGGATTCCTATATAGCCCATATTGATGCCGCCCAAAGTATAGACCGTCTGAATGACATCATGAGTGATCCGGCAATCAATAGCCTTCCAGACGATGATACGGCGCGGATCAATGAAGCTTATGACCGTCGCTATGCAGAGATCAGTGAATAAGGGCCATGTCGCCCTTCGGGGTGGCAAATTCCATAATAGATATACGGCGGTATCACTATGAAATATACATACTCATCTATCACCCGCACCCTGACTGTCTTTGGCTGCAAGATGGATCATATCTTTACCAATGTGGGCCTGTTTGAAATTGAAGCACTGCTGACTAATGCAAAATTTAAGGAGGCCACATGGAGAAATTAAGTCAAGCTAAGGTAAAGGAGGTGTCTTAAATGGCTCGCTACACCATCATTGTTGAAGCTGAGCGACCTCCGCAAATCATGCTGGGCCAGCAAATCGGCGGTGCAATAGTGAAGGAGTTAAAAGAAGTCGAAGTGGAGTTGGTTTCTGCTTCGTACCTGGCTCAAAAATACAACTTATCTGTGACAACAATCAGGGACAAGCTTGTATCGATCAACCAGGGCACACAAGGCAAGGCTTTATACCATCCACGTCTTGCACACGATATGCTCACCACAAAAGTAAAAAGAGGCAGGCCGAGAGCTAATTAG